CCGGCATAACCCTCCGCGCCCCATCGCCATCCCAGGCGTGGGCTGTAGATCCTGATGATGGCCACAATGTCGGACTTGCGTTCGGCATCGGTCACGGTGAAGCACTTCATGGTTGGTGTGGATTCCCACATGTCATCCTCTTTCTGCCACGTCATGTGGCTGGGTGGACTATACAGCCCTGTATATCGTGTGTCAATGGGGTCAACATGAGCAAATGCCAAAATTCTTGGTTGGCTGCGTTTGCATTATTTAGATCCGTACTCTGATGTCGTGGTCAGCATCGTGCAGCATCAGCCGGGTTCGTTCACCGTCGAGATGAGCGACGATGAGAGCCGCGTGCCATCAGCATCGTGGGAGCAGCAATTTCTGCTGGTCTCCGACGCTCACATAGATAACGCCCATGCAGATCGCTCCATGTTTGACCGGCATTTGCGCCAGTGCCGGGAGCGCAATGCACGTTGGCTAAGCAACGGGGATTTCCTATGCCTCATGCAAGGGAAATTCGACTTGCGTAGCGACACGTCCGCTTGCCGGCCTGAGCACCAGCAGGGCAAGTACCTCGATGCAGTCATCCGAACGACCGCCGACTACGTTGGGCCCAACGCCGACATGGCGCTGCTTTTCGCGCCCGGCAACCACGAGACAGCCGTTAAGAAGCGTCACGAGACCGACATGAACGAGCGGCTCGTTGAGGCGCTCAAGGCGCGCAACCCCGCCTGCCAGGCGTACGCCGGCAGCTACGCGAACTGGGTGCGGTTCCTCGTGCGCGACAAGGAACGCCGGCAGGTCGTCGGCAACAGCATCGTCATGTACATGCACCATGGGTATGGTGGCGGCGGCCCGGTTACTCGAGGCACGATTCAGACCGCACGCATGGCCGTCTACCTGCCCGACGCCGACATCATCTGGACGGGGCACACCCATGACGAGTGGATCATGCCGATCCAGCGGGCACGGCTCACTTTGAACGGGCGACCTTACCTTGACCGAGTGATGCACATCCGCAGCCCCGGCTACAAGGACGAGTTCAGCGAACAGAATGGCTGGGCTGTCGAGAAGGGCATGCCGCCGAAGCCCAAGGGTGCGCTCTGGCTTCGGTTCTACATGGATCATGCGCGGGTCAACGGAACACCAGCGCGTAGACTTCGCTACGAAGTGCGCGAGGCGCAGTAACTGGACGTTTCAGAAGTACAGATAGGAGCAACATGCCGACACCAGCCAAGGGCAAACGATTCGCGAAGACCGTTCGCAACCCGGAAACCGGACGCACCCGCACTGTGAGCTACGGTCAGGCCGGCAAGGCCAAGGGCGGCGGCGACCGCATCAAGCCCGGAACCGCCAAGGGTGACGCATACTGCGCACGCTCGTTCGCGCAGATGAAGTCACACCCCAAGGCTGCACGCGACCCGAACAGCCCGCTGCGGCTCTCGCGTGCAAAGTGGAAGTGCAGCGGCAAGACCTCGAGGAAATGAACATGGCAAAGAAAGCAGCAAAGCGCGGCCTGTACGCAAACATCAACGCTCGTCGGGCCGCAGGCACTAGCCGCCCCAAGTCCAAGAGCACCGTCAGCCCGTCCGCGTATAAGGCGATGAAGCGCGGATTCAAGTGAACCACCATGCGTGTGCGCCTGGGCCAACGGTACTGGGTGTTCCGCTTCGTGAATCACCTCGTCAACTACGGCGAGGTGGAGCACGGCGATAGTGCAGACACGCGCATCATTCGCATTCGACGCGGTCAGTCCGAGCAGGAAATGCTCGACACAATTATCCACGAGGCTCTGCACGCAGCGAGGCCGGAGCTCGATGAGGACGCTGTTGCCTCAACCGCCAACGACATAAGCCGTCTGCTGTGGAAACTGGGGTACCGGCTCACGGACCCCAAATGACCTCGGAGTTGCGCCGGTAGTTGCTGACGGTCGGACGCGCCGCCGGGCGCACCAAGTGCTTGTCGTTGAACATCAGGTAGTTGTTCGGGAGCAGCGCGAACTGGCCGCCGTTCAGGTGCACCATGTTGAGCGGTTTGTGCTCGTCGGGGTACCGGCTGAACCCGTCCCGCCAGTCGATCATGATCCCGGTGTGACGACCATGCAATGCCACTCCTTGGATTGACGAGCAAACTAGTCCCTCTAGGTAGTGACAGTGCCAGGCCTCTATGTCCTCGCCCATCGCACCCCACGGCTGCAACGTCAGCGGCTGCTCCATGAACGTGTACCCGGTGCCCATCAGATGCCACAGCATCCCAGACCAGTGCGCTCCGCTCTCGAGCAGCACGTGCCCCATGATCGCCTGACCTGGCCGGCAGTAGATGCCGTGCAGGATGCCGCGAGTCGTGCCGGCTGGCATCTCTGGACCGAGCGCGACATTGTTCACATTGACATAGATGTGGTACGGCAGGTTGCAGTGACGCATGGCGGTAGGATAGGGGCGCGGTGACGTCGGATTCGACTGCCGACATGGGTGCTGCCTGAAGGCCGCGAGGTACGCCGCAGCGCTGGAACATTGGGGTAACGGGAACCTGCCGCCGGGGACAGACGCTCAGGCGTTGTGTCCCATGTCTGTAATTGCTGATGCGCATACAGCTCGTATGCGTTTCAACAATCGCCGCAAACGAAACAGCCCCGCATGGGGGGCTGTCGTGCGCGTAAGGCCTCGCGCTGATTTGATGGCGGTGTCGGTCACCGCCCTTTGATTGTCGTGCGCCAGAGCCTTGCGCAAACTGATTCACGGTTTCCCGTGTTGCCTCCCGGCAATATGCGGTGGCTGGGGCTAGCCACGTGTTAGATGACGCCAGCATATCACGCATCGCACAAATAGCAATAGCGTGAATAGGCGTGAATATGCGTGAGGGAGCGTATGTGCTACAGATGTGCGGAAATGTAGTGCAATGCGCTCGACAGCCGATGAGATGACACGGTAGACTGTGACCCCAGAGCGAGTGCAAACGCTCAACAACCCAACCTGGGGGGCAGCGGGTCAGCTCGCACTCGCTCCCCGCTGTCTCCTCAGGATTTCATTTGTCCGCTACATGGCGGACGGAAGGCAGAATCATGCATTGGTTTCCCCTCTATACGAAGGAATGGGCAGCGTCGGTCGGCCACATGTCGGCTGCCCAGCGCGGGATCTACATCAGCCTGCTGGTGTTTCAATGGGACAACGGCAGCGTTCCGGACTGCATGGAGCAATGCGCACGCATTGCGGGCGCAATGCAGATGCAGGAAGGTGACTGGCTGATAATTAGAGACAAGTTCAAGCTCAGTGACGAGGACGGTCGGCTCCGAAACGCCAAGTTGGAGAGCGTCCGTAGCACGCAAGTCGAGAAGGCAGAAGCAGTTAGCAACAACGCGAAGCGTGCTGCGGCAGCCCGTCACAAGCGCCCAGAACCATGCGCACGCACTGCGCCCGCAATGCCGACGCAATGCGCGAGCAATGCGCGAGCATTGCCCACGCAATGCCATTCAGAGTCAGAATCAGAATCAGAGTCAAAGAGAATCAAAACCCCCCCTACCCCCCTTCCTCGAGACGCGATGCGACGTCTGCTGATGCGCGAGCCGGCCTGGCGTACGCGGGTCGAACGGGCGGGGGCGGGGGATTGGTATGTCAAGGGGGAGGACGGACAGCAGAGGGCCGTCACCGAGGACGAGGTCATCGCCGACGGGATAGCCGTGATGACCGCCAAGGTCGAGCAGGAGCGCGAGCTCACGCTCGCCAAACTGCGCACGAACGGACTGTCCGACGGCGATGCCGACGCCATGTACCGACGATGGCTCGCCGAATACCTCGAAGGCGGTCAATCCCCAGCGACAGTCGTGCGCAACGATCTCGCCGACAAGAGCGTCCGGAACATCGCAGCCGTGTGGAGGGCACGACTCGCCGCCCCGTACAATCCCGGTCATGGCACGCAAGCGCAAGTCGTCGGGGAAGCAGGTGCTGCTGGCGGGCCTCGATGACTGCATCCTCGGCGTGCACTACCCCCGCGCCGGCGAGGCAGGGCCGCCGGTGGTCGTCTACAGCGCGGACATGATTGCAGCCCGCCTACGCGACGATCAGGGCATGACCCAGGTCGAAGCTAGGTGTTTCGTCACCGACGAGATCGAGGCACGGTGGATGGGGCCGGGCACACCGCGACTAGTCTGGGCTGCGACTATCCAAGATTTCGGCATAAACAGCACCAAGGACTGATATAATCACGCCATGATCGTACGAAGCTTCGATGACTGGAAGGCCGCCGTGCGCGAGCACATGGCACAGACCGGACAGGTCACCAACGCGCTGGCTGTTCGCATGGACGCCGAGGACCGCATGGCCGCACACAACGTGCGGTGCCTGCTTTCTGACGCCCCCAAGATCAGGCGCAGGGGATGCAACCTCGCCAGCGCCATCGCCATCGCCGAATCCGTTGGACTCGAAATCCATCTTTCATACAAGAATGAAACCTGATGCCAAGCAAATCACCCGCACAGAAGCGACTGATGCAGGCGGCAGCGCACTCCCGGTCGTTCGCAAAGAAGGCCGGCGTCCCTATGTCCGTCGCAAAGAAGTTCGTGCGAGCGGACAAGGCGAAGGCAGCCAAGCGCCGCGCCCGGTAGGACGCCCGCCAGAGCCCGTACCGCAAGACCTAGCCAACGAACTCGTCGCATGGCTGGCCGCAGGCAAGCCACTACGGCAATGGTGCAGGCTGGACGGCAAGCCAGATTTCCATACGGTGTATCTGTGGCTCGACAAGGATGAAGAATTTGCTAGACGCATCGCACGCGCACGCGAGGACGGGCACGATGTGATCGCCGACGAGTGCAAGGAACTGGCCGACACCAAGCCAGCCGATCAGGTCGAAGTCGCGTGGCGTCGCCTCCAGGTTGAGACGCGGCTCAAGCTCCTCGCCAAGTGGAACCCCAAGAAGTACGGCGACAAGGTCGGCGTGGACCATGCCGGCGGCGTGAACCTGACCGTCATCACGGGCGTGCCAAGTGCCGATAAGTCTTGACTACAACCCGCGCCAGTGGCAGCGGGAATGTCACCTGAAGCGCAAGAGGTTCACCGTTCTTGCTTTGCACCGACGTGCTGGCAAGACGGAACTTGCCATCATGGAACTGCTCGACAAGGCTTTGAAATGCAAGCAGCCGCTTGGGTTCTACGTCTACATCGCACCGTTCCTGCGCCAGGCCAAGGCCATCGCGTGGGCGCGTCTCAAGGACAAGCTGCGCCCGATGCGCACGACTGGGGCCATCGACATCAACGAGGTGGATCTGGCCGTCGTGTTCAAACACAACGGCGCGACCATCCGCCTGTTCGGCGGCGACAACCCCGACGCCCTGCGCGGCGTCCGTCTCGACGGCTGCGTGATTGACGAGGTCGCACAGATCAAGCCCGAGGTCTGGACCGACATCGTGCAGCCTGCCCTGTCCGACCGCAAGGGCTGGGCGATGTTCATTGGCACGCCGTCTGGCATCAACCTGTTCAGCGAGCTGTTCTACCGCTCCAACGGCCTCGATGACTGGTGGTCTGCCCTCTATACCGTCGATGATACTGACGCCATCGACCGTGACGAGGTTAAGCGCCTGCGCCGCGACATGCCCGAAACGGCGTTCGCTCGTGAGTACCTGTGTGACTTCAGCGCCGCCGGCGACGATCAGCTCATTACGCTGTCCGACGCTGAGTCAGCGGCACGGCGCCGATACTCAGACGGCGACATCGTGGACGCTCCGCTGGTTGTCGGCGTTGACCCTGCCCGGTTCGGTGACGACCGCAGCGTGATCGTGCTGCGCCAAGGGCTCGTCGTGTTCGAGCCGCAGGTCTACCGTGGGATCGACAACATGGGCCTGGCTGGCCGTGTCGCCAACGTCATCGAGGAGCGCGACCCAGACGGCGTGTTCATCGATGTGGGTGGCGGGGCGGGCGTGATCGACCGCCTGCGCCAGTTGGGCTACGGGATCGTCGAGATCAACTTCGGCGGCAAGGCCAACAACCCCGGCTTGTTCGTCAACAAGCGCACCGAGATGTGGTGGACGATGCGCGAGTGGATGGAGCAGGGCGGCTCGATCCCCAACGACCCGTTCCTGAAGGCCGAACTCGCCACCCCAACGTACTCGTACGACTCCAACGGCAGGCGCGTGCTCGAATCCAAGGACGACATCAAGCGCCGGCTACAGGGTGGGGCGAGCCCGGACATCGCCGACGCTCTGGCTCTGACGTTCGCGTTCCCCGTCGGAAAGCAGCTCCCACGCGAGGTGCGCGACCGGATCGACACTCGACCAGGCGACTACGACCCATACGAGGGCATGGAATGATTCGACTAGCAACACGCGATGACGTTCCTGCGCTGCTGACGATGGGCAGGCAGTTCATCCAGTTCAGCGAGTACAGGTCGATCAACGACCATCTGACCGACGAACAACTAGCGAACGGTATAAGCGCGGTCATCGACTGCGGAGTTTCGTTCGTTGCGCTCAACGGCGAGCAAATCATCGGCGTCATTCTTGGCGTGGTCGGCCCGCTCTGGTTTGCTCCGCACATGCAGACTGCTGTGGAGCTCGCGTGGTGGGTCGATCCTGCGTACCGTGGCATGGCTGGCATCAGGCTCATGCAGGCGTTTGAGAATGAGGCCAAGCGCCGAGGACTCAAGTACGTGGCGATGAGCGATCTCGTGATGAATGGGCGAGATGAGACACCTGCCGCAAGAATCCTCGGAATCATGGGTTACACTCTGACCGAGCGGATGCATTCCAAGGAGATCTGACATGGCTTTATTCACGGCAATCGGTACGGCTCTCGGTGCTTCGGCAGCAGCAGCAGCAGCGACTGGCGCGGCTGTCGCAGGAGCAGCAGCAGCAGCTGGCGGTTTGGGTTATTCGATGTATGCCGGCGAACGTGCCGACAAGGCTCAGAAGCAGGCGCTCGGCGAGCAACGGCAGGCCCAGCAGCAGGCCGCTGCACAGGCCGCTTCGCAGCAGCGCCGCAGTGCGCAGGCTATGGCAGCAGCCAACCGCCGGCAGCCCAACATGGGCAGCATCATGGCTGGCGCAGCTGAGGGCGCAGGTGGCGGGCCGACCAGCACCATGCTGACTGGACCGACTGGCGTCAACCCGCAGGATTTGGCGCTCGGTCGCAGTTCACTCCTCGGAGGGTAATCGTGAGCGAATACACCAGCGACGCACAGTCATACCCCAGCGCACCGACACGCGACAAGTTGTTCACGCGATGGGGGCAGCTCAAGTCTGAGCGGGCGTCGTGGCTGTCTCACTGGCAGGAGATCACGACCTACCTGCTCCCGCGCAACGGGCGCTACTTCCGACAAGACCGCGACAAGGGATGGCGCCGGCACAACAACATCTACGACAACACCGGCACCCGCGCATTGCGCACGCTCGGAGCCGGCATGATGGCTGGCGCGACCAGCCCGGCACGGCAGTGGTTCAGGCTGGCAACCGCCGACCCGGAACTGAACTCCTACCAGCCCGTCAAGTTGTGGCTGGACGACGTTACGCGACGCATGCAATTGGTGTTTCAGAAGTCGAACACCTACCGCGCACTGCACACGATGTACGAAGAGCTCGGTGCGTTCGGTACGGCCACGAGCATCGTGCTGCCCGACTTCAAGAACGTCATCCACCACTACCCCGTCACGACGGGCGAGTTTTGCATCGCTACCGACGCGCAGGGCCGCGTTGACACGTTGTACCGCGAGTTTGAGATGACAGTCGCCGCGATGGTCAAGGAGTTCGGTTACAAGAACTGCTCAACCACCGTGCGCAACATGTGGGATCGAGGCACGCTTGACCAGTGGATTCCGGTCATCCACGCCATCGAACCGCGATCCGACCGCGACCACAAGAAGCGCGACAACAAGAACATGCCGTGGGGCTCGTGGTACTTCGAAGTCGGCGGCGAGGACGGCGTGTTCCTGCGCGAGAGCGGGTTTGAACAATTCCCCGCGCTCGTCCCGCGCTGGGCTACCGCCGGCGGCGACATCTACGGCAACAGCCCCGGCATGGAGTCGCTTGGCGACATCAAGCAGCTACAGCACGAGCAGTTGCGCAAGGCGCAGGCCATCGACTACCAGACCAAGCCGCCGCTCCAGGTGCCCGTGTCGATGAAGAACCGCGACGTCGAGACGCTGCCCGGCGGCATCTCGTTCGTGGACGGCGCGTCAGCCGGCATCAAGACGGCGTTTGAGGTCAACCTCAACCTCCAGTACCTGCTGAACGACATCCAAGACTGCCGCGAGCGTGTTCGTGGTGCGTTCTATGCCGACATGTTCCTGATGCTGGCGGGCCAGCCGAACACCCGCATGACGGCCACAGAAGTCGCCGAGCGCCACGAGGAGAAACTGCTCATGCTCGGGCCCGTGCTCGAGCGCCTGCACAACGAACTGCTCGACCCGCTCGTGGACATCACGTTCACGCGCATGTTGCAGGGTGGCATCATCCCGCCGGCGCCCGAGGAGTTGCAGGGCATGGACCTGAACGTCGAGTTCGTCAGCATGCTCGCCCAGGCGCAGCGTGCCATCGGCACGAACTCGGTCGACCGCTTCGTCGGCAACCTCGGCCAGATCGCCACGATGAAGCCGGACATCCTCGACAAGTTCGACAGCGACCAGTGGGCCGACATCTACGCAGACATGCTTGGCGTGGACCCGTCGCTCATCATCGCCGACAAGGAGGTCGCGGCCATCCGCACCGCCCGCAACCAGGCGATGGCGGCCAAGGAGCAGTCAGCGGCATTGCAACAGTCGTCGCAGACCGTCAAGAA